CCTCACGACCATCGGTCTTCTTGTCCTGCACGTTCGGGCGCACGGCGGTATCGCGACCGCGCATCGGACGATACTTCAGCGCGTTCATGTCGAGAATCGCCGCGTCGTACTTGAGCGTCGGATCGTCGTTGAACCGTGGGTGCGACTTGAGGTGCAGCGTGCCGTAGTCGGTCGAAATCGTTTCGAGAGCGAACGACAGCTTGCGTTCCTCCTGAAACTCACGATTGAGCGTCACGCCATTGCGATACTTCTTCTTGATTGCCGCGATTGCCTTGTGTCCGCCGATAACGAGTTTCTCGCCCGATCCGGTAAGAGTTCTCCTGAACATACGTTCTTCGAGTTTCTCCCACAGCGCGGCGCTGATGGTGCGGGACGACGCCGTCGTGATGATGCGCTTCTCGTCATCGTCATTCGACGTGAGCGCTGCGCCGCCGTTACGATACAGAAACGTGCCGCCGTTCGCGGACTCGTATTGTTCAAGAAACCACAGGATACCGCCCGTCCGTCGTGTCGCGGTCGCATCACCCGTCGTGCTGTCCGTTCCGGTTTCAAGCGACCGACGGCCAAACAGAAACGCGTTTTCAAGTCCGATCATGTGATCGCGAGTCGCGTCCATCATAGCCTTGCCCCAACCACCGTCCTTATCGTAGAACAACTGCTGGTTGAGCGCAGTCGCCGTGAACGACTTCGTGGTCTTGAAGATTTGCGTATAGTTGCCGGGGTTAATCGGAAACAGCGTGCGATGACCAGTCGGCGCACCGGAGCCTTCCGCAAACGCCTTGCCGGTAGAGCGCACTGTGACGCCGCTATACGTCGAAGCTGTATTGTCCACCGTCACCGCGGTGTCCATATACAGCGTGAGTACGTTGTTCGTGGTGTCGATGTTCGTGATGCGTGCGTTGATGTCAACGTAAGCGTCCGAACCGTTAATACGCTGACGGTGCACAATGACACCTTCACCGGTTTGCCAGTTAAGCAGCGTCTCGCCGCTTGTCACTTTCAGTCGCGCGGTCGAGCCGACCGTGAACGCGATCGATCCGCCACCAGTGCCAGCGGCGTTTTGCCACGGCCCCGCGCTACCCGCGGTGAAATCCGCGGTCAAACACGTGCGTTCTTTCTGCCGCTGCTCATACCACTCGAACGACGGTCCGTCGGTATCTTCGGCGTCAGTCAGTGACAGGATGCCTGTGAGAGTCGCCGCCCCGTCAGGGTAGGCGTAAAAGCACATGCGACGAGAGTTGCGCGTCACATATGTGTTAATATCACCCGTAAGGGCTTGGAATCCGAACATGCTCATAGAGTTGTCTTTCGTTAATTAGTTAGTTGTTTTGTGTTTACGAAGATCTTTTTAGTGCGCACGCATAACGTCCGCGAGCGACATTGGCGCGGTCGCCGTTGCGGGGTTGACCGGCGCGCTGCTCCCGCCACCGCCGGAAGCACCACCGCCGAACGACGGCAGTCCGTGCGCGGGAGCTTGTGGCGGCGGTGCGCCGCTAGGCGGTCCCGCTTGTTTGATAAGCTCACCGAACTTGGTGTGGAGATACTTGACTTGATCGCCACGCTTAGCCGGGTAGTCTTGCGCTTGTTGAAACTGTGGCACAGCCATCGACAGCAGCTTTTCATACGGCTTGAACGCCGCGCCGTCGCCCGAGTAGAGTTGTTCTTGGAAACGCTGCTCGGCGACGTCACGCGCATCATTCAGATACGGGTTGATCGTGCTGTGGTAGTCTGTAAGCGTGCCTTGCGCGATCACACCCGCACGCTTGTCGATCATGTCCTCGATTCGCTCAAGCAACTGACCAAGCGCAGTCGTGTGAGCATCGCCGGCACCTTGACCGAACAGTTGCTGGGCAAACGCCATGTCTGGCCGCCAGTAACCCAGCATTTGGTGTATCTGTTCCTGCGAAAGTTGCGGCGGCGCTTGCTGCTGCACCTGTGGTGCGGGAATCGCGGCTTTGAACGCCTCGATCATTTGTTGCATGTTGTCCGTCGGCGCGGGTTGTTGTGGGTTGTTAGGATCCATTGTCGTCGTTATGTTGTGGGTTGTTGTCAAGGTCGCGAACGGCTTGTTCCGTCGCGGTTTTCCAGTCGGAAAAGAACTGCGAGACCGAGCGCACCGACCGCAGCTCGCCGATGGCCTGCTCGCGTCGGAAGAACCCCGCAACATCCTCGGGAAGTTCCAGTACAACAGCAAGAAGCTGTTCGGCTTCGTCGCGTGACGCGCTCAGCAGCGTCATCATCGCGGGGTGTTTTTCGACCTCATCGAGTTTGTGCAGCGCCTCAACAAGGTCGCTTCGTGTCAATAAAGGGCTCATACTGTAGGCGGCGGCTGCGTGGGTTGTTGCTGTCCTTGCTGCATTGCCAGCGCAGCAATAAGCGTTTCGGGCATCTGCTCGAACCCGTATTGCGTGCCGGAACCGAAACCACGCAAACGCATAACGTCCTGAAACACTCGGTTCGGGTCCATGTTGAAAGCGGCGCTCGCAGTCGGATTCGAAATCAACATTCCGAAAACCTCCATCAACTGTTGGGCCATAAACTGCTTATCGCTCGGCAACGTGCCGTCAAAGACAACGTAATCGTATTGTGCTGCGAGCTGCTCCGGCGTCGAGCGAAACGCCTGAAACGACGCACGCGCCTCTTCACCGCAAAGCCGGGCAAACATCGTTTCGCTCAACGCCTGACGCGCATTCGTCAACACGCGATTCGCCTGCGGCTGGTAATGCGCGGCCCACATGAGATCGCCGACCAGCTTTACGCGTGACGCAGAAGCATTCGTCACCACCCGCGACTCCGCAGCACTTCGGCGGCCCGAATGATACTGTCCGGTCACGTTATCGTTAATCCCGGTCACCATCTGCATCAAGCCCGTCAACGTCGACATGTCGCCAACGTGGCCCGTCGTCGTGTCCGTGACCTGAACTTGTTGGAGCATCCGTCGAATATCACGGTTCACCGCGGTTTTCTGCATCCGTATGACGCGGTAGCGATTTTTCAAATCGTCGAGGTTGATTCCCGTCGGATCGGCAATAAACTGACAGTCAACCGTGCGGCTGACCGCGGCCATACGGCTGTTTAACAACCACGCCACCAAGCCTTGGATGTCGCGGCTGACCGTCGACAGCGACGTCATCAACTCGTCGTGCATATCCGGTGCAAACATCGACACGCTGACCGGCCAGTCGCAGTGCACGTTCGGCAGCGGTTCCGCCCGGATCACGCGGTCATCGTTCGCGATCCAAAACAACCAGCGCATCGGCGTTTCCTCCGGCCCGAGACTGACGCCTTCGTGCGTAACACTCGCCGCAGCCACCTTCCACACACACTGCGTCACGCAGATGGTCTTGCCCTCGTCGTAGGTTTTCATGTCGGCGGAACGATACCGCACCGCTTGTTGGTCCGCCCGACCGCGCAGGTTCCGTTTCGCCGCATCGAGTGGCTTGACGTGATCCACGCCGTACACGACACCTTCGCGTTCAAGCTGCTTTAGAGCATCGACGGTCCATTCCGACTCCCACGCGACATAGCTACCGTTCCGCCATTCATGCAGATCGACGCTCGCGTCGGGGAAAAACCGATACGGCGAGACCGTCTCGATGCACGTGCCCTCGAATTTCGTGACGCGCTGGATCGACGTTACGAGTGGCGCCTCCTCCACGGCAATACCGCCGATTGTCTGCGCGGTGCCCATCGACTGGACCGGCACATACTCGTTTTGCGTCGTCCAATAGTCGATCTCCACGCCGAGACCGAAGCGTCCCACGTTGAGCAGGTTCTGAAATAGCTTTTCTTTATGACGTGCGCGCAACATGTTCTGTTGCACGACCAGCTCACAGTACTCGCGCAGCTTGTGGTCTTCGCTCTCAATCGCAGTGAACTCGTAGAACCGCTCACGCTGGGTGAACAGCCCGTAGAGGAAGGCCACGAACACATTGACCTGCGCATACGACAACGGCAATGCCACCTTCGACGGCAACCCAACTTTGAGTGCCTCAGCGTCGTCCTTGTCGGTGAGTTTCCGCGAGCTGTAAGCGGCTTTATTCGCGTCCCACTCGCCGTAATAGCGTGACATCACACCACGTGACGCGTTGACCTTTCCCACGAGCAGCCCGCACAAGTACGCATGGAACGGTGACGGATACGCCACGTCGTTCTTGTCGTCAAGTTTCTTTTTAAGCTCGTCGATCATATTGTAAGTAGGGAATTCGCCTGGTTGGGCACGACACTGTAATCGTAGAGCGACGGCGACACATAGTCGAAGCCGACAATACACAACCGATGCAGACCTTCCATCATGTGGTCGTCTTTGTCGCGCGGTTTGTTCGGCCGCTTGTCGGGGTCGTCCCACACATAGTTTTCAAACTCGTAAAGCGTCCTCGTAAGATCACACGAAAAACGCAATTTATCGGTACGAAGAAGTTCGTTCGTCCGCATAATCGAACGGTCAAGATCTTTCGAACCTTTCTCAACGAAAACACCGTGCACGCACAAGTCGTCGGCGAACGCCGATCCGTGTGTCTGCACGTCAATGAAAGCTGACGGGTCAATCAAAGCCGTCCGCACAAAGCGACCTTCAATACGCGAAGCAATCGCGCGACCAACATCGTCCGCGTCGCCGGTCATCCAAAGCTCGTCGTAAAAATACGTCATGCCATTAGGCATCGTAGCAGAGAACAAAATCGCGTGCGGTGTCCGCGGGTGACAGTCGACGTGAAACCCGATCATCGCCTCTGGTGGCGGATTCGACAACGACGCCCAGCCGGGCGGCGGTTCACGAAAGATCATCTCGTCCTTAAACGGCCAGTGCACGGCGCCGCTCGCGTCAATCGGATCGCCCTCGATACGTGCGGCTTTCTCGCGGTCACTCAAGCCGGATTCGAACGCGTCCAGTGCGTTCTCGCTGACAAACGGGTTGTCACGGGACGAGCCCACGATCACCGCGCGGTTCAACTGTTCGGTCTTTGGGTCGGCAAAACGGTTCACCGCATGGCGGTCCAGTTTGAAACGCGGTATCGGAATGAAAAAATTGTTGATCCACGGCTCACGCAACGGCGTGCATGTGAACCACGCCTTACCATCAGAGTCGATTAAAACGCGGCTAAACGCGGTCCACATCGCCTGCGGAATCGGCTCATCCACGTGGATCCAATCGAACCAACCAGATTCCGCACGCTGGTTGTTCTTCATAAACCCCGCCACAGTGTCGATCATTATTGTTGACTCGCCACCATAAATCGACTTGATCACAAGCAGGTTGATCTCGCCGCTGTGATTTGTTCCCCGCGACACAAAATGATCCCGTGGCAACCAGCGCCAGAACTTTCCTTGCGCAATACCCGAGACTTCGTTCGTAAAAACCTCGTTCGCCTTACCCCAGTCTGTGCACAACACGAGACCTTTCGTCGGGCGCTTTGGCAAACCAGCACTATAAGCGGGGTCACTCGCGGGATACCACACTCGCGCACCAATTGCGTGCGCGATGTCTTCGCACGTACCGCAATCAGACTTACCGAAACGATTGCCGGTCCGCAGATAACGAAACTTCGTGGCGCCCTCACGGTGGAACATGTCCTGTTTCGCGTGCGGACGGTAGAACTTACAGCCATGCAGCGCGTAAGCCTCGTCGTAAGCGCGCAATTGCGTCGCTAACGCGAGCTTCTCATCAACACTGAGGGCTGAAAGGTCGAATTTCATTCAACGCACGGAAGTATAAACCCAATAAGATGCAGTCCGGCGGACGGCTTGAATGACAGCTCGCGGGTTTTCGCGTAGACACCATCGCCGTTACGATCGGCCTCAACACCGACGGAACCTGCCGGCGACGTATTGCCCTCGATCGTCACCAGAGTTGAGTCTTTTACCCCACGTACAATAAACGCGTGACCAAAATCGGTATCACCTTTGCGCATAATTCCGATTGCGCCGACTTGCGGAGTCTGCGACGTCCATCCAAGCTTCAACGCATTATACCACGAAGCAAGACAGCTCGGTGTCAACATTAATTTCACCGCGTCGAGCTCTTTACGACCTTGATACGCGTCACGCCAGACAGCCTCGCAAAACGCCGCACAATACGGCCACGACAGTTGCCAGCCCGTCCGCAATAGCGCAGCACGCAGTTCGTCTGCAACGGCGTCGTGACCCGGCGTTGACGCCTTGTCCCACTTCGCGTTGTTCTGTATTTCGGTGAGCCCGATAAAACGGGCCGCGGCAACGACCGCGCGAGCTCCGATGTCTTTGTTATATTGTAGCATTAACGTGTTATGGTTTGAAGTTCAACTGGCGTTCGAGTTCGCCAACGCGCTGCCGCAGTGCTTGGATTTCGACCTCTTGACGCTTTTTGTCCTCGTGGCAGTGTTGCACAAGCAGTTCGAGTTTTTCAATACGATCCGGCGCAGCCAGCACCGCGATGATTGTCGACGCATTCATCCAGAAGCCGCTAGCTACAACAAACAGAATAATTCCGAGGGAAATCGCCCACGGGCGCGCTTTGTTTACGATCTCTCGCGTCGGAATGTCAGGAAGGTCGACTTTGTCCACCGCCGTAGGCAAACGGTGTATCAGCGTAGCGTTGTGGGTTGAGACGGTCATCGCGGATATTTACGGGTTACTTCTGCTTCACAACCAACACCGCGCCGGTAGTGTGGTTATAGCCCGCCGTGTAGGCGTGACCACCAACCGCGCCCTCGTAGGAAAGTGACAGCGGCAGTTTCGTTGTCGTATCGCACGAGCACAGCCCGCACACGGTGAGAAGGAGGAGAAGAGTCCGTTTCGTTTTCATAGGCTTACAGATTTGTTCGTGGAGTTAAAACAACGCGCTGCCCCACACTGAGAGGGATACTGCCCCCGCCGCCGTAGAGGGCGGTGGCGACGTGCTTGGCGAGATTCGTAAGCGTGCTCACCGCCCGTCCATCCGCCGCGTAGAGCCCCTCCGCGGCACTGTCGGTGGTGGCGGCTCCCGTGAGCAGCGTTCCGGCAGGCGCCGCCCACACGCCCGTGTTGATAAATATCTGATTGGCCACGGTCCCCGCCGTGTGGAAAAGATTCCGGTCCCTCAGGCCGCGGATGCGCGTGTAGCCGCCCGCCGCCCACGTTGCTCCGGGGTCGGCAGACTCGTAAAGTCCCACCCGGTGAATGCCGGTGATGGAGTTGCCCACCAAATCATAGACCACTTCCTGCGTGCCGCTCAAGGCGAGCACATTGTCCACCCGGATGTAGAACCCATTGTTATCCCCGTTCGCCATCGCCGCGAGGCTCGCCTGCTGCCGCACGATGGTGTTGTTGAGGATGTGGCACCGCTTGTTGTTGAGGCTGGCAATACTGGTGTAGGCATTGCTGGTCAGATTCGTTTCCGTCGCCGGGCTCAGTTCAAAATTCCCGCTGATGACGGCATCCTCCGCGCCCTGAACGGAGATAACCCGCGTGGTGCCCGTCTGGCCAGGAGCCTGCGCCGCCTGTGACGGCGCGAAGTGATTGTTCCGTATGCGGATGCCGCGCTTGAGGGCGTAGTTGCCGCTCGTAGCGGTGGAGACACTCGACGCCCCGATGCGCACCCCGTAGCGATACGATCCGACGAATCGGCAGTTCTCCACCGTGATGTCCCTGATGGTGACGTTGCTCGTGTCGTCGCTGGCAAAGCAGGCCGAGTTTCCGCCCATCGCATTGTGGTCAAAGGTGCAGCCCGTCAATCGCAGACGCTCCACGACAACACCAGCCACGGTGGCGTTGAAATCCAAAATGTTCCCGTCCGACGCACCGTCCTTTGGGTAGCCGGCGAAATAGCACTTCTCAAACAGGACGTCCTTATAAACCCCTGTGCTGTGCCCGAACTCAATGCGCCGCGCTGCGGAAGCTCCGCCGGGCGCATAATCCGGGATGCGAACATTGATGAAGGCGATGTTTTCAATCGCGGCCGTGGGCGTGAAGTTGGCGTTTTTGCAGATGGCGGCATCACCGCCCACATCAAGCTGAATCTCGGCATTGCCGACGCTCGCGGCGGCTGTCACGAGCACGTCGCGCACCAAAAGGTTACGTCCGCTCTGCACTTCACACTGATGATACTTGCAGGCCCCGAGACGTAAGTTTTCCCAAACGACATTTTCGCACTGGGCGAAGACCAGGAGATTCCCGGTGCGCTCTTTGCTGGAATCGGTGACGTTGATGGTGCCATTGCGCACGCTCCACCCGCTGGCCGCTCCGTAACTGCTGGTGTTCGTGGGCAGTCCTTTCGGAAAAATAACGGCCCCGTTGACGGTGTCGCCGGCGGTACTGTCGGCTTTCAAAACGCTTCCACATAAGTCAAGCACAACATGAGACGGCATTGCAACGCAACCGTAACGCGTGGACGCGCTGGGCGCCGTGGAGATGAACTGCGTGGGCACCACAAGCACAACACGACCTGCGGGCAGCTTCACCGTCACTTGCCCGCCGATACTGGAGGCAAGCGTCTCCGCGGCGTCAAGGGCGTCTTGTAGCGCCTCGCGGTCGTCAGAAACGCCGTTACCGCTTACGCCGTAGTGTTCGGCGAAAATAACGCGATCAGCGTCAGGAGTGTTAACAACGCTGCTCATTTGTACTCGTAGAGAAGGTTAACGTTCGTCGCGCCGCTCGCATAGATTGTGATACCGCCGGCATAAAGCCACGTATCGGCGAACTCAAACGTACCTCCGGCCGCGATGTCAAGACCAGCCGCGCTGACGGCGGGATCCGCTACCGTCAACGACGTGGCGGTTGTCACGTCCGAGGACAGCGCTGCGCTCAACGTCACGGTTCCGCCCGTGACATCCGTGATATACGTGTTCGACGGAATACCGGTGCCGCTTAGCACGCGACCGACGCGAAGCTCGCCGAAACCGGATGGAAACGCTCCGTTAGTCGGGGCGAACGTAAGCGCAGTCGCGCTACTCAACCCAGCACCACCCGAAAGCACCAGTGACGGTCCGGGCGCCGGACCGACCTTAACGGCGGTCGACACGGGCTGGATGACGAGCTTGGAAAGCTGTCGTCCCGGGGGCGGCCGTAGCGTGTAAGAACTCGCACTGAGTGCGATCGGGTAGTGGAGTTGCATGGCAGCAATGGTTGCGTGTTAGGACGGCAAGAGCGGCAGCGTATACCACGTGGTCGAGTTCACCGCGGTGAACGTCGCGACCGTCCGCGCAGCCATAGAGATTGCGGCGTTGGCAGACAGCGTGTTGATAACGCCGCCAGTGGAGCCGTACACTTTGAGGACAGCGTTGTCGACGTTCTTCACGACGTATTCTTGTCCGACGTCGGTGATCGGCGGAAGGCGGACACCTTTGGTAGCGTCAGCGGCAGTCACCGTGACGAGTGCGCCGCTTGCGGACACGATTTGTGCCGCGTCGGTTTGGGTGGAACCCGTCGCAGCGAGCGTTTCAACGTTGCGGAAATACGCGGTTTCGGGCGACGTGCGCGGAAGCGCGTTCGGAAGGCTGGGAGTAGCGAATTGTTCGTTGGGCATATTTGTGTTTGTTGGTTGGTTAGTGCAGACTGGAAAGCTAGGCCGGCGTATAGCCGAGAACGTGGACCACGATTACCTCGTCGTTTGACAGCGTCGCCTCGACGAGCGGTAAAAAGTCCTCCACGGTGATGTTGTCGTAGCCGTAGAGCGGTACGCTTATGCTATCGACGTCTTCCGCGGTGCGTTTTAACAACACCTGACGGGAATCGGCAGCCAAGTCGAAGCCGCGAGTGAAAAACCGCATCGCTACGACCACGCAACAAAGCAGAACCCACAATCCGCCGAGGAGGCGTCGCCGCAGCCCGCATACGCAGGATTTCCTCATCGTTGAAGTCTTTCAACGACGGCGCCCAGCGGGAGCGAAAGGCGTCCGGCGACAGAGCGAAAAGATCGTAGTTGAAATCGTTAGGCACGTAGAATAAAAGCGTTAATGTTAGAAAATAGCCGGAACAGAGGAGTAAAATGCGACAGAACCGCAAAACGTCCAGCCGGTTCCACACGTAACCGATGCGGGAAACGCACTTTAGCTCGCAAGCGACACCGGGTTAACCGAAGTCACGCGTTGTCCTCCTCGTTCCGACCTTGTTTCGCTGGACATTGTGGCGACAAGCTCGGGGTGTTTGTCGAGCTTGGAAAGAATTTCCCGGTCAAGCACGGATTCGATAGCGCCGTCGGAACCCGATTTCGACAGAAGGTCTTCCAGAGTGGATTTTTGCGGTACTTTCGCCGTCTTACCGGGCAGCCCGAAGCAGTGAGGCATCAACATAGCGCACGCAGCAAGCCGATCACGCGCGGTGTTCTTCTCGTTGTCGCGAATCTTCATGACGGTGAGCAGCGTGTCGACGGCTGCGCCCGCTAACATGCGTTCCGCGCTGCTACTCGCGGATTCCCGCGCATACTCACGGACCATCGACTGGAACTGCGGAAGCTCGAACGCGTTGTCGAGCATCGCGAGCGGGCGACCGAGTCGCTCCGCAATTAGCGTCTTTCCTACACCAGACGCGAACATCTGCGCGTATTCACGCAGCCAGCCGTTACTCTGACCGGAAAGCGTCGACGGCGCGGAGTCGCTGGTGGAGGGTTGTGGTAAAACAGCTTCTGGCATGGGGAAAAATCGCGGCAGTGGGAAAAAGTAGCCAGCGGATTGCGTCGAGAAGAATGCGTAAGCTTGCACGACTTGTCGCGATTGATTACGTGCGCGGGTGTTGACGCGGCCTGCCGGCTAAGCACTGCCGAGATACTGCGCGGAGCGGCTGGCTGCTATGATCGCAGCGGCCCGGCATCGCAAGCGCAGTAGGCAAAGCTTATTGCCTCAGCACTGCCGCAATTCTCCCGCGGGCGCGCGCGGCATTCCAAAGTCCACCGAGCGGCCCATCATCGCGTCGAGGCTGCACTATAGCATTGACGTGTGAAAGCGGCCCGGGCGGATCGCGCTGTCGCGTCGACCGCTGCCGTCGCGTCGCCGCTCGCCGCGACGCGAATTGCGTGAGGGTTTGCGGTGGGGGCACGCTATAAACAATATCGCGACCCCCTGAGGGCAAAGGAACCCCGGAATGGAGCGTCGAGCGGGCGCATCTTCATTAAGGTTTAATGAGACAAGCGGCGATGCGCCGGAGCGGCGGCAATGCGACATAGAAGAGCGAGCAGCGCGAGTTCTATCCTCGACCTGCTCCCCGCCGACGCAAAGCGCGGCGCGGCCCTGACGGTTCTTTTTACAGCATGACATTTTATGGTTTAGACTCTGTCCGGTGGGTAGCCGGGAGCGCACCGCAATGACGCGCGTGCGTTCCGAAACTACTCACCGAAACAGAAACATGACAACAAAAACCTACGAATTGAAAAACGCGACATTCACCGCAGAAGTTGGCACCGCAAGCGACGTTCGCGCCCTGAGCGACGCGCAGATAGCCGCACTCGTGCGCAACGCAATGGCGAATTGGAGCTTCCGCCGCGGAGCCCGCAAAGAAAGCGACGGCAAAAACTACAGCTTTGCCGAAGTCGTTGCGGATATGCTCGCCGTCGGCGAGCGTAGCAGCGGACCGTCGAAAGACGACGTCGCCCTCGCGGAGAAACTCTTTTTCGACCCGAACGCGGGCGCACTTCCGCGCAATGCAACGGAAGCCGACAAAGACGCCGTGTTGGCACGCGCCATCGCGAAATACGCCGCGGCCAACGACGACTTCGCGTTCACCGCCGACCCGGACAGCGCCGCACTCGATAACGCCGCAGAGTTTCTCGCGGCCCGCCGTCGCCATATCGCTCGGCGCACGAAAGGTGAAAGCCTGCTATAAGCGCCGCCGCGTCGCTGCCGCCGGGCAGAGTCTAGATCATAAAAAAACAATTACGTGCGGAAAGCGGTTTCAGCGCCGCGCTATAAAAGCCATAAGTGTGGGGGTTGTCGGAATAAAAT